TCCTGCACGTGATATATATTTTACTGTATTTCCTAAACTAAATCCTAAATCCCAAGCATCAATAACTTTTATTGCTTCATAAAGATTATTTTCACCTCCATAATGTTGTGGGTGATTAACTTGTTCTACTTTCGGTTCTGGACATTGACAAGGTCCCGTCCCACCACATACACATCCTTTCTCCATTATTCTTCTTCTCTATATTCTTTTAACAACTCATCGTTAGACATTGTTCCATATTTTCCGGTAAGACCATCCGTATCAACAAATGAGGTCATCATTGTTTTTGTATCGTAAAGTAGTTGTGCAACGTACAATGAGTTAACAATCTCACGAACAATTTTATATGGATCGGCATTTGATCCTGGTCTACGATCTTCAACATATCCTTTCCATTCTTTTGCCGTGTCCTGAGGAACTCTAATTGATGCTCCACGATCAGATACCCCCCAACTGAACTTATCAATTGCTTGTGTTTCATATTCACCTGTTAATCGTAAATGATTGTTTGATCCGTATGCCTTGATATGGTCTTCGTGTCTCGATTCAAGTGCGTTGAATAGCGCCATGAAGTATTGTTCATTCCCGTCAAATCTCATCATGTCTGTTGAAAAATTTGTGTGGAGTCCTGACCCATTCCATTCTCCATGAGTAATGGGTTTTGGGTGGAGTTCAATGTGATAACCATAGTTCTCAGCAATCTTGAATAGGAAGTATCTAGACATCCAAAGATCATCTCCACCTTTTAATTTACCTTTTGAAAATACTTGATATTCCCACTGCCCAAGTGCAACTTCAGCATTTGTTCCAGTAATATCAATACCATAATGAAGACACATATCTAAATGTTCCTCAACAAATGGACGACCAACAACATTATGACCTACACCACAGTAGTACTCACCTTGACCTTTAAGGATATTTCTCTTATGACCCAAAATGTTTCCATTCACTTCTTCACGAATAAAATACTCTTGTTCAAAACCAAACCAAAGATCTTCGAATCCTTCACCGATTTCTGATCTTATATTTGATTGGTGTGGTGTTCCATCTGGGTTTAATACTTCACATAAAACATAAACGGTGTTGTTTTTAAGTGTAAAATTAAGTGGAGCGTAATGTCTCACAGGTTTTAACAAACGATCAGAGTTTCCCGTGTCAGCTTGATTTGTTGATGACCCATCAAAATTCCACATAGGAAAATTTCCATCAAGAAATGCGTTCTTAACAGATTCGTAGTCAACAATCTTAACTTTACTTCTTAGGTTAGGTTCAGGTTTATATCCGTCTAACCAAACATATTCCAATTTAATTTTCATTTCATTTTATTTATTAGATTTATTATTTCTTCTTCTGTAAAACCTTCACGAAATAGTCTGTAAACTTTGCGTGAGAAATCGTCGGTGCAAATAATTGCATCGGCGTCTAAATAGGTCATAAGATTTGGGAGGTTATTTAAAATGTTTTCTTTTTTTAATATTCTCTTATTAAATCCCATGACTTATTCTGTTTCTTGTTTTTCTTCTAGATTTTTTGTTTGTGAGATAAGCCCCGCAATTCTTCTTTTGAATAGGGGTAATAATGTTTCATTAACAGGAAAAATTCCGTTTGATGTCATTTGAAATACTGGTCCCATTCTCTTGTCTTTTGGTTCGTATGTAGAAAATGTAGATATTATTTTCGGAATGGTCAAATCTCCGATCTCATCAAAATAAATTAAATTTATATTTGCCATTCTTTGTGGATTAGTTTTTGTTTCTTTCTTGATAACATACTCCCATACATAAGTTTTTTTACTTTCTGTTTCAGTGTAATAGAAATACCCTTTTGGATGTAAAATATTTTTTTTGTTTCTTTTGATCTTCATATCTAAAGAATCAAAAACTATTGTCCAAACAGATTTGGCAACATTAAAATATTCCATAATTCTTGGTGCCGAATAAGATAAGATTTTTCTAAACTCTTCATTTTCTTCATCAGACATGGTTGGGGCATCTTTGACTTTTAGATCCTTAACCATAATCTCATCATCTACGGTGTTCAATTTTTTATCCGTGTAGACAATTTTCTTATCTCTCATAAGAGCTTGTATATTCATTAAGTGTAATGATAATTCAATGAACCCTGGATATAACTCTAATTTATCGAGTTTATCTCCCATCTTTTGAAAATAAGAAAGTAGTTTGTATTCTTTGTATTCTCTATCAATAGGTTTTTCGAACATCCAATCGGTGTTCATTAAAAATTCTATTTTTTTTCTTCGTGCCATTCATAATAAAAATATGATATATTGTTCAACAAATAAAGACCTAACTAGCCCTCATAACTTTTTTCATAGCCGTAGTGTTTAATAAAATCATCAATATCATCAACATATTCATTAACTCTATCATTGATTTCATTCTGTATGGAACTTTCATCATAACCACCTTGTGGATCTTCTATAATTTCTTCTATTGTCTCTTCTAACCCTTCAATTTTTCCTTCAATTTTTTCGTATTCTTCGTCAGACAATTCCTCACTTTTTAATCTATTATTTAGATTTTCTATAGTTTTTTTTAATTGATTAACTTGATGTTGTTGATTTGTAGATAATTCAAGTCCTATATCATAGTTTTCAGGATCATCTCTAATTATATCTTCATAAAAATCTTCTAACCAACTTCTCCACTCTCCTTTATCAAGTGCTTGATCCCAAACCCAACTTGTAAATGCCTCATAGCCCATGTCATCAATAGCATTTTCAACATATCTTCTAGCGGCAATATCTAACTCATCTTGAGTATAAACATCATATGTGTCAGGTTGTAAAGTATCACCACCTAACCATTCGTATTGTTTTCCAATACCGTGAGTTCCAGTACCACTAGGATAAATAAAATACTTGTCTTCTTCTATTTCATTTCCTTCTTCGTCCTCATATAAAGTAGGCATACCTTCTTGGACCAAAAATTCATATAACGCTTCAGTTCTTTCAGAATCATCGTCTTTATTTTCTGAATTCCATTCATCATTTTCTCTATAATCAGCTAATTCTGAAAGTTTTTTATTTCTTTCTTTTTTTAATTGGGTTGTATGCATTGTCGATCCCCAACTACTAACATATCTATCTACGGTAACACCATCAAGATTAGGGACATTCGTATTGGATATATCTAACCTACCCATTACTCTCACAATTCCTGTAAGTGGTCCAACAGTTTTAAATTTTCTAAGATCTAAACTACCGTTAATAACAATACCTTTACCACGATAAGGTTTTAGATTTGAAACTCTCGCCGCAATTCCACCAACATCTTCTAATGTATCCAAATATTGATCAGGAGTTAGTGTAACAAGATTCTCATCTTGTTCTAATAAGAAATTTTTAAAGAAGTCTCTCATAATTGATAAATATAACAAAATAAAAATAATTGATTTTTAATTATCCTGAATTAAACTTGTTTTAGATAATATTTATAGTCAAATAAACCACTTAAATAATTTTAGTATGGGCTGCGGATGTAAAAACAAACAACAAGCACAACAACCTCAAACTCAAACACAAACTCAACAAGGGGCTAATACCACACAGAATAAAACCAATGTTCAAGAGTCTGTAAAAAAGATTGTACAAAAATATTATAGAAAATAATATTCGTTGTGAATTAAAAATAGAGGTGTTCTTATTAGGACACCTTTTTTGTTTAATAGATATTTATACCATATGAGTTTAGATAGAGCAAGACAATTAGTTGATTCATTCAATAATGGTGAATTTGAAGAGGAAATTGAGCCGTATTTTAACGACCACATTACTTTTTTTAAGTTTGTTAAAAAATACGGTCTTTTAGATGAATTAGATTTAGGTGAAGTAGGTTATCGTAATTGGGATAATGAAATCATAGAGTATTTGGATGAAAATGGTGTTTTAACAAATCTTAGTTATGATGATGCACCTGAAGAATTAAAAAATATATTACTTTTAAAAAGTTTAGAAGACAACTACGAAGACACAGTTATGTTTATAATTAACAATCTAATAACTGATGTTGAAATTAGAAATAGTGGGTTTTATTTAAAATTAAGAGATAGAGAAGAGTTAAGTGAATATTTTTGTAGTGGTAGTAGAAGAAGTGATAGTGGCCCTAGATATGTTGCAAAACTAATTTTAAGTGAAGAAGGTTTAGGTCACGATTGGTATTATGATTCTGGTATGTCACCACACGATACAGTAGATGTTTTAGATGATTCTAATTTAGCACATCTTAAAGATGTTATTTATAAAAAAATTGGAAATCAAGAACTTTCATTAGAAGATTATGATTCAGACTTTTTTGAACATTTATCTGAAATACAAGGGACAGAAGGATATTTTAGAATAAGACCTGAAGATTTAAACGACCTATTAAAAGATAGTGACGCATCAAACGAACTTTTCAAAAAAGATTTACAAGAAATTGGTCAAGAATTGAGAAGTGTTTATTACAGCTCTGAAAATACAGCATATGAAGATGAAGTTTATGAAGCTGTTTATAATGGTCTTAATGAATACTTCGAGGGTCGTATTGATGAGATTCCAAGAAAGGTCGGTGAAAAAACTAAATACGACCAATATATTAAAATCAGAGACTTT